GCATCGGTATCTTTCAATTCGTCCCAACGTTCCAGATTAATCGAGGAAAGGCAGCAAACAAAAGATTCATCGGTCTGATTGCTCAGAAAGATTTCGGTACAAAGGTTACTATGATTGATCTTGAGACCTTTGTCCTTGTAAACCTGAGGAGCCGCATCATTGGCATTGTCGGTAAAGAAGAGGTATGGATAGCCAGATTCGAAACGCTTCTTAATGACTTGACCCCAGATCTTGCGTTTATCTTTATCACCTTCGAGCATGCTTTCCATCCAAGCATTCGTAATCGTGACACCGATCGAAAGATCCTGAATCGAGTTGCCTTCACCACGAATCTTTAAGAATTCCTCGATGTCTCCGTGATCGATCGGCAGATAGGCCGCAAAAGAGCCGCGGCGAACATTGCCTTGCGAGACGACATTCATCAGCTTATCATAGAGTTCCATGAAATGGACAGATCCTGTCGAGGTTCCGCCAGTCGAGATAGGAGTACCGCGTGAACGAAGAGCCCCGAAATATGCCGAGGTACCACCACCGGATTTGGTCATCATTCCGATCTCGGCAAGCTTATTGCCTACAATCTCCTCGAGACGATCATCGATATAAGAACCGAAACAAGAAATTGGTAAACCTCTCTCACGACCAAAGTTACTCCAGACCGGAGAAGATAGTGAGAAGAAACCGGCATGCATGTAAGATTCAAACTTATCTGCAAATCCATCGATCTTCAAATATCGCTCTGCTGCCTCGGCAATATCACGAATTCTTTGTTCCGGGGTTTCTCCTTCAATTAAATACCCACGCTCTAGGAACTTGCGCGAGTCTTTGTTCAACCAATAAATGTCCTTGTTACTCATAATCTAAAGTTATATATCAAATTTTTGAATCTAATTTTGCTGCTCGTCGGCGATCCCACGCTTCACGCATTTTTTGCTTACTTTCTTCAGATTGTTTTTTCCCATACATTGGGTTACCTTCTCCGCTAACGCGTTTACTAATCTTTTCTCGTGTTTCTTCATCAATTGGATTTTCTTTATAGTAATCTATCATAATTTGTGATTGAGCTTCACGATTTTTAGTATCGCTCCAACGTTTTTTATTACATTCTGATGCATGAATGCGTTGTTCTTGGCTTACCCATTCTTCATATCTTTCCCGACGAGTATTCACCATCTTTTCATATACTGCTTTACTTCTATTGCGCTTCTCGTCATTTTGAAGCTGAATAGTTTCTAACGATTTTGGTTTACTCATTTTAAATTTAGTTTTTTCATTCAAGATATATCCTCCTTTATTTCTAAAATTAGAATTACCATTACTTTGGTTTATAAACGTATCATTGTTTTTAGCATCAATTTTATTTAGAAATCTAAATTCATAGAGTAATACATCTGCGGCGCTATCAAAGAATTTTATTCGAAGAATTTCAAAAGAAGTTATGCCATCCAATTTAATTAAGTTTTTAACTATTTTGGATGATGTCTGATATCCACCTTTAGTCATAAAATTAGAAAAATTGGCATTTGAATACTTACAACCAGCATAATATCGTTGAGAAGGTATATGTTTAATAATATAAAAATATGGGTTTTGCATATTCTTATTTTTAATACACGCTACCTCATGAGTATATTTAATCGCCGAATAAATCTTCTTCTCCAAATGATTGATTCTTCTTAGCGTACTCAACTGGTCTAGATGAGAAAAAGTCGGTCATATTATTTCCGAGCAGTTCTTCGTCAAACCACACGGTCTTCGAGAGCAATTCTTGATCCACGTCGGTGAATGGCAAAGGCATCGAGATTTGTTTCATCGACTCGTTGATACGATTCTTGATGAACTCTTTTAGGATGGGTGCCGACAATGATTTCTCATCGATACCGTTTACCATCCAATCTACGATCTTACTCTCGGCCAAGAAAGCCTCTTGCGCCGCACCTTGAATACGCTGCTCGAGTTCGGCATCAAACAATTCAGGATGCTCTTGGCGAATAGTATTGATGATCTGAATACCAACTAAGGCATGAATGTTTTCTTCATTGCGAGTGTATTTCACTTGCTGATCTGTATCCTTCATCACGTTCTTAAATCGAGCAAAGTGATTGATGATGTAAAACTGAGAGAAGAGCGAAACGTTCTCGACGAAGAGAGTAAAGAGAATGATCGCGTATAGGTATTGCTTCTTCGAATCCTTATAGAAGCGATGAGTATACTTACGAAGGTACTTGACTCGACCTTGAATCCATTCGAGCTTAAGATTCTCCTCGAAGATGTCCTCTAATTCCAGGACAGAGAGGAGACGCTCATATGCATTGTTATGAATCACCTCGGTATTTGCCATGACATAGCCAAGATCCTGAAGTGTCGGATGAGGAAGGTTCTCGCCAAGTTTAGCCCAGAAAGTTTTCACTGCCACTTCGATTTGACCGATGGCGGAGAGGGTACGCACAACGATCTCGCGTTCTTGATCGTTGAGTTCTACCTTAAATTGCTGGATGTCACTCTTGAAATTAAATTCTTTGTCGGTCCAAAAACCATCGTGCATGGCCTGAATGAACTGCTCGGCCCAAGGGTAACGATTTGGCTTTCTACTGATCTGCTCTTCGAATATGCTGTATTGGTTGTTCATGTCTTTGATGGTTAAAAATCTCGTTGCTATAGAGGCAGCAACAGGCCTAATTATACACTAAAAATCACACAAGTAAATACTTTTTACTCAGAAAATGATTTAGGCCGCATCCTCACTAAGGGGACGGGCACGGATCATCTTCATTGCCCCAGTTTCGGCATCTCGAAGGACGATCTTGGTCTTGCCGTCACGATTCTTGGCAAACTGATAGAGCTCATTCTGCTTCTCGTCATTCAGATCGAGAAACTTACTCCAGCGCTCAAACTTAGAGCGACCAGGCATGAAACGACGAAAAACATCGGATGGAAGATCGAATATAGACTGCTTCGAACCTGAAGGCTTGATGCCCTTAAACTTTGGTCCTCCTGTCGGTGGAGTCGCCACCGAACCAGTACTCGTTCCCGCTCCTTCTCCGTCTTCGTTCTTCATGACGATATTTATATAGACTGAAGTTTCTTTACGACAAAAAGATCCACCGGAATATCCACATACTCATCCTCAGGCAAATAGTTCAGATACAAAAGAAAGGTTTTGAGAGCAGGCCACATTGCCTCGTCTATTCGATGAAAGCACATGGTTCGGGCTGCCTCGATATAGAAGATGTTATGGATCGTGATCAGATGATTCAGGATGAGCCTCTCTTGCAGCTCCTTCTTTTCCTTATACCGACCGAATAATCTCTTTAGGTACTTGAACTTCGACAGATCATCATAGAATTCCTGGATGTCGATACATCTAGGATTGTTATAATGCTTAGCCGCATACAGCTCAAAGTTTCGATCGGTTAACTCGTCGATGAGTTGCATATTATTTTAGCAGATCACTAACACTTTTTCCTTTTTCCCAGAACTTGCAGCTCCAGTAGTTGGCTTTCCACTTGGGTCCGGGATCGGTATCACAACCGTGTCTTGCTCTATAACTCTTGAGGCGAGCCGGATCATCTCGCTTGATCTCCATATTCGGATCGCCAAATCCTAGCTTAATCACGTTGCCCTTTTCGTTCTTGACATAGACATAAAACTTATGCTTTTCGTCGTCAGAACGAAAGGGATTATTCAACGTGACTTGCTTGCCGTCATACTCGGCTGCTTCAGCTATATATTCTCCAAATGATTTCATTTTTTGGTTTACAACCTCCACAGTTTTGGTATAATTCTACTAGATTCGACGATACAAACTATCAAGGATAATTTTGGATGCCTTCTTCTTCTTGTTTCTTGTTGGCCTTAAGAAACGTTGCATATTCTTCCTTGATTTGAAGAATCGACTTGCCGACCACTGAATAGTTTTTGACGAAGTCTTCAAGTTTACCAGAACCATCTGATCTGAGTGCAAGCTGAGCAATCTTAAGATCACGTGCCTCAGTGAAGCTTTCATTCATGCGACTCAGACGATCAAGGACAAAATCTTTGCTTCCCATCTTTCGTTGGTTGAAAGCAATCTTTGTGACTGGAAGGTCCTTTGACTTGAACTCAATGGACGTACTAGAGATTGACTTGATAACACCGAAGTTAGTCTTATCACCGACACTGTACTTGGCAACGCGAGCCTTGATTTCTTCTACACCTTCTTCAAGATCTTCAACTTCTTCAAACAATGACAGCTTGCCGATAGGCACGCTCACTTCGTCTCCGCCATCATTGAGCTTGACATCAATAATTTCTTTATCACTGCTGACGTTAGTAACTTTACCAACTTTGCCATTGCGAAGAGTAACACGAACACCAATCTTGATCTCATCGGCCTTTGATTCATTCTGAATTGCCTTGGTCACCGTCTTGCGACGATTCTTAAGGTACTCATCTGATTCATCAGAGTCGCCATCATTATCGACGTCGTCGTCTTCTTTACCAACAGGGTCGAGGGCTTCGGTCTTGCAAGTACCTTCACCTTCGGCTTTTTCCTTTTTCTTCTTGGCTTCTTGGTCTTCGATAGCATCTTCAAGATCATCGATAGCACAATCAGTGGTTTTTTGCTCGGTGAGAGGCGTAACATGTCTGAAACTACTTGTTTCAGTTCTACCTGACAATGAACTCTTATACTTTACGGTATATTCTTTTGCTATATCGCCAGCATGGACACTTTGTTCTGTATCGGCAATCTTAACGATTGTTCCTTTAGCTGTAACCTCAGGTCGGGTTGTTTTACCTGTTGACCAATCAGTAGTACCACTACTAATCGTCACTCTTACTGAATCTCCTACTTTAAGATCAGCCACCTTTTTTCCTTCAGTGACAGGAATCTCACCTTCACGATCAAAGTTAAGGCTAACCGAGCCTTCGTTCTTTTTACGACTCTTCATTAAAAGTTCAAATGTGCGACCTTCATATCCATTGGAAGACCATGTTTTCAACTCATCTTTCGTCATGAGCTTGCAGATCTGTTCGATTGCTTTAAAGTCTTGATTGGAAAGATATTTCTCAATCTGCGATCCGGTAATTTTGGTAATAGTTGATGTATTCATATTTTCTTGGATTTCTTCGAGCTCGACTGACTCGTTCTTTTTGGCCTTATCTCTGGCATCCACATATGCGTCATAGACATCGTCGGCTCTATCATTCAACGTTCTCACTGCAGTGTAATAGGTCTCAAGTGAGTCATCATCAAGGTTGCGTTCTTTTGCTTTTTTATATTTTTCTTCTGCCTCATCGGCTTGTCTACGCAGAAACTTATATTTGGTATGCAATGTTTCCATATAGCCAGCATTTTCTTCAAGATCGCTAACTACTCCTTCTTTCATTACGCCATATTCAACTCTATTACCTCTGATATGTTGCCAACTTCCGTCAGCATAATTAACAACATACACGGATGCAAATGACCCATCCGGTTTTACACTTCCAAGAACATTTTTAATTTTCTTTTTAATACTCTTTAAGTATGGAACTTTTTGAATATCAGAAGAACTCATCTGTTTATAATCATTATTTTGAAGTTCATGGCGCAACATTCCTTGTGCACCACTTTGACTTATAGCTTCTTCAAGCTCAACAGACTCATTCTTCTGAGCCGCATAGTAGGCACCAAGTGCCATCATGATGCGTTCATCCTTGGTCTTGCCGTCAAATCGAGCATCATCGCTGTTGACGAAGTCTTCGATCCAATCCTTTGCCGGAGCAGAGGCACCCAGTTTTTCATTGATTTGTTCTTGATTCATATCTGTATCTATTTATTAAATTTTCTCTACTGCATTGAGCCATTTGCGATATGACTTGCCATCGCTGGCCTCGACGATGATATAGTTTGGTCCACACTTTGAAATGGTTCCGCTGAGATCCGTTCCGATGATATTGACTCGATCATTGACCGAGAATAGTTCTCCGTGAACATATGCCTCACGCGTCTCGGATATAGTCTCGAGCTGGATATGTTTGCGAAAGCTGTAGGACTCTTTAAGCCCCATTCCGGCACGCACTGCGTTGAACAGTTCACGCACCTCGCCGAATCCCTTTGGAACTCCTTTGGCAAAAGATTCTAAATCGTTCGCTTTTGCTGCATCGCGCATCTTAGTCGAACTCATTCCCTCGGCTCCATCGGAATCGGGATCGCGTTGATTGTTACTGACAACGTTGATGCCATCCGAGAATTCGTAGGTACCATGAGAGGCATGAACTCCATTGTAGCGATTTAAGAGCGTCTCAAATTCCTTGACGCGATCGCTACCACAAACCAATGTGAGCTTGGTGAATCCTTGTTTGTTCAACTTGACCGCCGCGTCCAACACAGTTTTGATGTGCTTATCCTCGATGATGTTGCGACCATACTTAGGAAAGATCTTGCGCAAGAATTTGATCTTATCTTCGTAAGAAAGAGGGTTCTTCTTAGGATCATGTGTCTGCGAGGCAAAGATCGCATATTTTTTACCTTGAGCTTCCTTTACGACCTTCTGAAAGAGTGTCTCGTGACCGATATTCGGCGGCTGGAATCTACCAAAGGTAATCACGATCTCATTGATGCGTGATTCGGTAAATGTCTTAAATGATTTCAATTGTCCCATACACTAATTTATATCGGCAAATTACTGACCGTAACCCACAGGATTACTGAATCTTTTAATCACATCCTCGGCAGTCTCGGCATTCGGGCTCATTTCTTTCTCATCAAGCTTATCGGCACCGCTCGAACCTTGCTGACGTTGCCAGGCATAATACGATAACAAGCCATCAGGATCGTATTTTGGATCGGTTTTATGCGAGAATGTGTAGTCTACGACATTAAAGTCCTTGAATGATAGAGGTTTATTGCTCATATAGTGTGTATCTATTTATATTATTTTGCTTTGCTGGCTTTGAATTGCGGCGTGGTAACCTTAATATCGCGGCCATTGATCGTCAGAACCAGTCCTTCAATGTCCGGTCCCAGCTTTAATTTATCTAAGATGCTTTCATGATGCAGAATATAGTCAGCAACCTCATCTTTCACCTTTTGAATCACCGCACGAATGTTTGCCTTGGATTCCTTATCTCCATGTTTGAGTGAAGTCAGCGTTACTCTGGCATCTTTACCCAGACTCAGGATCGGGTCGATCATGCCAGATACGTCGATTGCGCCTTGCATAGAAAGTGAAGGATCGATCACACGAATCTTATCATTCGATGCGGCAACAATTGCCTTTAAGATTTTCTCTCCATCCGGATGAGGTTTGCCAGTCGAAGAATAGACCACCGCATGCGGAAACAGAGTCATCAGAGAACCTAACTTTTTCTTATCATACTTGACGGTGACGAACGTGATGCCCTCTTCGTCAAATGCAGCCATCGGATTATAGAAGATCTCAGTGATCACCTTGGCATCTGAAGGTACAACCGACATGGCCTTGCAATGAATGATCTCATTGAATAGATCATCGTAGTGCTGTGCCCGTAACATCACTTCACCAGTAGAACCACGACTCTTGGCATAGGCAGAGAAAGAACCGGGATTGAAGATTGGGCCAGAGCGTGAGCTCTCGAAGAAAGGCTTGCCGTGAATGTCTTTACCGAATCTAGCACCAAGACCATCGATCTTTAGTGCAACCTTGATGTCCTTTATTTTACCTTTCATCACAGAGGCGACGCTCTGAATAAAGTCGATGAATTCGACATCCTTCATCTTCTGAAGGTGCAGCATATTCTGCCGAGTTGTCGCCATAACATCCTCGACTAGGTGTTCTTTAAATGATCTGATCATGGTTCAATAGGATTTATAGTATTCTGCGCGCATGTTATCGATCGCGCGATGATCATAGTCGACACCGACAGTATCGATCAGCTTAAGGAATGCTGCCATCTTTTCGACGCTATCTTTCTCGGCATCACCGCGATAGAGACCTTGGGCTCCTTTTGACCAGAGAGTATGAGCGAAGGCACCAATGAGTTTTGTCTGATCCGAATGATTGAAGTATTTCTTGACCAATTCGGCACCACCAGTAAAGGAATCAAACAGATCCAGATCGTGTTTATTCGGTACTCGATCGAAGAGCATCTCGAACATTACGGCCAGATCAGTGACGTGACTCGATTGATTGGTAGGTATCTCGCGGTAGACATGAAGTCCATCCTGAACGATATGCTTGCCGACTGCGTCAAGGGCCGGAGCGATCTTGATTCTCAGCCCGGCAGTGACAGAGAATGCCAGGTCGGTCGCCTTGGTTTTTGTAGGCACTTCTTTCTTTCCTTTAAGAATGATGATATCACGGAGGGTCTTGCTCGAGAATGCCCGAACAAGATACTTATGAAACACTCCCTTGATTCCTGAGGTGATATCATTCCATGCGGATGAATGAGAGAACATGCTCCATTGTGTAGGTTTGCCATGAACAAAGTCAACCAATTCGATGTCGATTTGAATGTTGATATCAAATTCAATGAAGTGCCAGAGTGTGATGAATTGACCTGCAGACTTTTTGAAGCCGATCAGATGCGCATCGCCAAATTTATGGCCAGTGCTGGATTTTAAGAAAGCCTCGATGTTCTTCTCCTCCATCTTGTCGACCTGAGTATCCACATCGCCGACAGTGTTTTTGTATTTGGTAAATTCCGGAGTGGATATCGCACGATTGAAGAAATGAAAGGCAGAACCGCTCAGATACTTCTTGCTCTTGAACAGTTCGCCGCTCCAGAGTGGAAGACCATACTTCTTCTTGAAGGCGCCGTTAACGATCTCGAGTGTCTTCTCGATCTTGGGAACGATCGCGTCACGGTTGATCTTAGAGAGGTCGATACGATCGGCACCTTTATCGCCGATCATGACGTTACCGCCTTCGTTGAGTGTAAATTCGTTAAATGATAACATCTTTGTTATTTATAAATAAGGAAGACTGCAACAAGTCATCATATGGATTTTGTAAAGGAACTCGCGAAGATACTTAAAGATGCAAAAGTCGAAAGACCTAAAAAAGACATCATAGTTAAATCGAAAGATCGTAACTCCTCGAAAGATATCATAGAGAAATGGCTTAAGAAAAATAAGATAATATACAAAGATGTATTCAAAGCGTCAAAATCATCCAGCATAAACGTATTTGAGCTTACGGGTATAGCAGATATTATCTTTAAACCCATTATCCAAAAAGGAGCCGGCGGTGTCAAGTTTGAACACGAACTTGAGAGAGATTTAAAAAACTACTGGAATGGAGTAGAAAAGAAAGATTTGCAGCATGGAGATGTCCTTATAGAAATGGAAAAAGTAGTAAAGATATCGCCTAAAGATGTATGGACTACAGTGCCTATGGGATCACAAAATCAAAGGCGTTTACTTACTTTTAATGGAGCAAATTTATCTGTATCAAATTCAACAGGGAAAACTCTTACTGACATCACCCTTAAAAATAGCGCTGGAAAAGAAGTCTATTTGTCCCTTAAAATGTCGAAATCGTTTTATATTTTATCTGCAGCAGTTGAACAATATTTTGCTAATGCAACTACTCAGGTGAAATTGTGTAAATTTTTTGGATTGGATGGTTATAAAATGGGAGGATTTGGAGCTAAGTATCAATGCGACACGGGAAAAGCAAATTATTCAAAAGCAAAGGACAATATTCAAAACTTTCTAAGTGAAGTATATGGCACAGATGTCATCATCATCCATAAAAAAACGGCTGGAGATGTGAAAGTTTCAAAGATTACAAAAGGAGCTTTTTCTAAAATAGCGCTAAATGCTTTAAATGAAGATTCTTATGTGTACCCCGAACCTGGAGTTCGAAAGTATGCAGTGATTAAAATGCGAGGTACGATTAATGGAGCCTCATATAAAATAGATTTTCAATTTAGAGGCACAACAGCATCTGATACCGGCCCAAAATATCTAAGAATATTATTGGAACGAATCTAATTAGCAATAGATACTCATCAGCGCCTTCTCACTCTGGAGTGCATCAATCTCCCAAGGTAATTCTTCATATTCAACGGTGTTACTATCGAACCTCTCGCCTTCCCAGATCGAGATGTTGGAATTCTCATAGTCATATCTCAGTTGACCGCACGAATATTGTTTGACATGCGACATCTCATGAGCCAGAGTCGTGATCATCAACTCTTTATTTTCCGGAGTAAAGTCAATACGAATGATGAATTCATAGTGTTTTCCACCTACAGCAAAATCATCAGCTAAACAATCGCCGTGAATGCCTTCTCCCTCTAAAAGATCATGAACCATCTGAACGATGATCTTCAATCTTCGCTTTCTTGGCATCAGTTTTTTGATGAAGAATTGGGCAGAATCTTTTATAATCCTGCCCAATTCCTTATCTTTCGAACATCCGTTGACTCTTACTTCAATCAATTAAGGTATATTTATGAATACCTTAGCAAGTGCCTCGGCGCACAGTCTGGCAACCTCGATGTGCTCTTTCTGCGTACCGTTGCCGCTTCGAACATCGATGTAATGAATCCAACTGCGAATGGTGCCGTTCATGTACATTCGACTCATCATGTTTCCTTCAGGCAACACCGAGCGAGCCACTTCTTTAGCGATGCCTTGCTTGATTGCCCATTGATAGGTACTGATCGCTTGCTCGTTGTTTGCCAACTGAATCATTTTCCATTTAGCCTGCAAATCATCATCATCGGTATCCACCGAATTTTGACGATTCTTTTCATCTTGCAATCGAGCCTCACGCACCACCATCGGCAATGCCGCGACCGGATCGGCGTATCGCTGAGAGAACTCTTGAAAGGAGAACGAGCGATGCCGCAAGATCTGACGAGCAATGTCACGAGTCGTCTCGATCTCTAGCACGGCATTACACATCTCGAAAGGAGAGAAATGCTTGTGCTTCAGGAGATACGCGATCAACTTATCGATGGTGTCTGTATTCAGCTGATTACTTGGATTTGATACTCGAGCGCAGAAGCCGATCAAATCCTTAATATCCTTCACCTCCGTTCCGGCAAAATACTCTGCATCCGGAATGGTGTAGCCAACTAATTTTACTTTTGTATGTGTCATTAAACTTTGAATCCTGAGAAGTTCTTTGCTTTGGTTCCTGCGCTGAATGGAGTGGAGGCCACCGGAGGTGGAGCACTCGATTCACCGGAGATGTTTGCGGTCGGGTCAGCGATGTCATATAATCGCATCTTGGCCAGATCTACACCGACAGTGAATCGCTTGTTAGCAGTAGGGTCATTGTATCTATTCTTCAATTGCTTGACCATAATCTGATTCATCTTATCGAGCTGCTCGGTACGAATGAATGCCAACATCAGGTCTGCAGTCGCAGGCAGACCAAACGATTCAGAGGTATCGGTGATCTCGACATCAGATGAAGAGAAGCCTGCTCTCGTAACCTGAGTTGCACTCCAGATCGGGACATTGAATTCAACGGCCAATCCGCGAATCTCCTCGGCAATCGACTTGATCAACGAATAGGTATTGACCGATCCACCCAAACCTTTCATACGAGACGAAGCACAGATATTCAGGTAATCGACGTAGATGATATCGGGAACGAAGTTTTTCTTGAGCTTCAACTCATTCAGCAATGCCCTAAAGTGGCCGCAATGAGCCGCCGCTGTAGGATATTCCTTGATGATCAGTTTGCCATGAGTCTTCTCGGAAATCTTCTTGACTTTGCTGTTAAACGTGTCCTTCGATAGGTTGACGATCTGATCGATTCGAGTATCAAACAGGTTAGCATCGATACGCTCGGCGATCTTCTCCTCGGCCATCTCCAGTGTGATGTACAATACGTTTCGACCTTGTGCCAGAGCCGCAGAGGCCATATGACACATGCCGAGACTTTTTCCACAACCAGTTCCTGCCAAGATGATGTTGAGCGTCTTACGAGGGATTCCTCCACCAGTAATGACGTTGAACATATCCAGGTCGAATGCGATCTTATCTTCCTTCTTATGATAGAAATCGAAACGACCATCTGCATTCTCGAGATAATCATGCCCGACATTGGTATCAAACGTAACGCTCAACGCCTTAGATAGGATGTCAGGAATCATGCCTTCACCATTTTCTCCACTCTTTCCGTCGATGATAGAAATGGATTCCATGATCGCCAGATAGACGGCACGGTCCTTACACCATTTTTCCGTAGAATCTACGAGCCATTCGAGCTCGACCGGTTCAGGTACGTCGATATTACGAATCGATTCGGCGATGTTCATTCGATCCGAGGTCGTGACATAGTCAGAGCTCTGAAATTCGATGTCGAGCACCGCACCGTTTGGTAACTTATTGTATTTGCCGATGAACTTCAATATGAGTTCATAAACGGCTTTATTATGGCCCTCAAAATACTCGGGCTTGATATGTGGTAATGCTTTACGGCAAAAGATCTCGTTCTGAATTAAGTTCTTGAGTATGATCGCTTGCAGGTTCTGTTCCATTATTTTCTCCAATTTTAAATTCGCTTTCTTCGATGATGTTCGCCAATACTTCTCCTAGGTAGTTATTCAATTCAGTGTCTTCAAATACTACCATTCCATCCGGGCAATCCTCGATCTTGTAATTAAACTTCAGAGTTGCACCGCCAGATTCAGGATTTTCCTTGATGCCTACTTGTCCGTAGGTATAGACTAGACCTTCCCATTTTCCACTCAGTAATTGTACCGAATAGAAGTCCGACGTTTCTTTTTCTACGAACCGATAATCAGTTCCTTCGACTATTTGGCATTGCATATTTTAATTTTCTTGCTCGGGGTTAGAGATTTCTTCTACTGATTCTACGATCATCTCGCGCTGACCGACCTGGAATTTATCCTCGATGAACTTGGCGAATGTGGTCTTGGAGAAGATGGTTTCCCAGAAATCCTTGGTCATGGTCTGAGCTTCACGAAGGTTGCCGGTCAATTCTACCTTATTCAATGGATCATAGCCGGTGTACCAACCATTCTTTGGCTTGACAACGAATCCACCTTGCAATGCAATCTCGAGCAGACCGCTCCATTTTTGAATACCACCAGTCCATGAGACAGAGATAGGAATCTTGGACTTTTCTTTGACGAAGCGAGACTTCTCGATGTTGATGATGAAGTGATAGCCTTGAATTTCGGTGCCGTCTTTGTCTTGCTGACGACCGATGATCCAGACATTGTCGGCCGAGTACATGATGCCAGTGCCGCCAGAAACGACGGACTTGGAATACATTTCCTGGGTTTGATAGGTATGATTGATTGCCAAGAGAGGCACATTCTTCATGGTCAAGTAAGGTGTCGCCATACGGAAAAGACCTTTCAGAGACTTGGCACGTGTCATATCGGCGACACTCTTCTCGTTCAGTGCATCTTCCATTTCTTTCTTGGAGGCAAGGTTGCCGACCGAGTCGACGATGATGATAACCTTATCCTCACGAGAGATGGTGTTGAGCTGATGAACCAGATCGAACTTGAGCTCCTCGATATCCTTGATTGGTGTATGAAGCACACGACTGGTGTCGATGCCAAACGATTCGAAATAGGATTGCGGGGAACCAAACTCGGAGTCATAGAACATCAGGATGGCTTCAGGATACTTCTTGAGGTATGCCGCTCCCATGAGCAAGGCGAACGAGGTCTTGAAGTGCTTTGATGGACCAGCCAAGACTGTGAGGCCAGAGGTGAGTCCTCCGTCAATAGCACCAGACAGTGCCACGTTAATCATCGGCACCGCAGTGGTGGTGATGTCTTTTGCAGCATAGAAGATGCTGTCGGTGAGTACCGCACTCTCGGTGATACGAGAGTTCTTTCTTAGTTTTTCGAGTAGTGTGTTTGTTGCCATAGAGCTTGTTAGGTGGATATTCTACCATATCCGGGGAAAATGTACATTATAAAAAGAATGAATCGAGAGAATTATTTTCGATGGTCGGCGCAGAGGTAGCATCGATTCCTGTCCAATGAGGATAGAATTCGCGAGAAAGGTGAACTGACTGAGGCTTCTCCATCTTGGCAAAGTCTAGCTCACCGATTGAATTGGCCAAGTAATCCGTCCAGCGAATCAGTTTTGCCCGAGTCGCGATACGTTCTACTTCATTGGCAAATACTCGTCTGCATTCATTTCGTTGCTCCCAGGAGCCATAGAAAGGTTGTCCTTTATAGTAGCCAGTTTTCGGTAGCTTACGAGAAGGATTCTCGATCAAGAGCGGTTCATAGATCGAGACGTCATCGATTGGCAATGCCTCGACCGCATCGACATATCGTTTGACCAGATCCTTGGTATTCTGGACATGATCCGAGGAGATTCTACAAAGGTGATGGCGAATGTCAATGTTGCCAAAGTAGCATTCCAGAGCTTCGACTTCTTTGACAGGAATGCAATTCTCGATACCGTCATTGATCACACCATTTAGTGTCTTGAACGGAATCGAATTGACCGTCCAACCCGGACGATACATACAGATCGAATGAGAATCGCCGATCACTACCTTATTAGTTTTATGAGGGAACTTTACGGTAGGCGCATGGATATGCATTCGCTTTAGGTTCTCCATATCCACCTCGAGCCATTCGGGTTGAATCTCCTTATTGTTTTCCTTTGCCTTGAGGATGCGTTCGATGAGCATATCATGATACGGAGGGAAATCACATGCTAAAGAGATGACTCGTCCTTTGAACTGAGAGAATGCCTTGACGTTGGCGACGTTAGAATATGCCTGCAGTCCTCCAAAAAGATTTAGAGAACCGAACCAATCGTTTCCGTGATAGACATAGAGGGTGTCGTATTGGTTATAGTCCTCGAGCTTACCGCCAAAGTTGATGTCAATATCTACGCCGAGTTCACGAATCATATCTGCATAGATGACACCTTGAGAGGAGCGATGCGAGGTGGGTCGATCAGAGATCGAATTGAAAGGGCAACTGAGTAGTGCTTTCATGTGAGTATTCTATCTTAAATCGGGGTGAATGTAAATTACTTTTTTAAAGAAAATTCTTTAGGGAATATCCAACTATATGGGATTCGTTTGGTCGGAGATTTGACTCCATGAGAGATGGCAATGTGCTTATAGAAAAAGCACGTTTTATCCTCGATGTTGAGCATCTTCTGAGAGGTCATTGGATTTCGAGAATCCTCACAAAGGATTTGCATCTGCTCTAACCAAAGGCGACACATATCATTTTCAGCAATGAATTGTCCATCTCCATCGATCGAGTATTTCGTCTTGCCATTCACATTCTTTCCGCCGAATACTTGAAACAATCCGTCGAAATGTCCGGTGCCGCCATAGAGTACACTCTCAGGATCGACGAGATTCGGAAATGACATGGCAAGGTAACGTGCTGCATTTTTACAAGGATAGAGTGGGGAACGAAATCCTTGTTCTTCCTTGAAATGCTTCTCCATCAATTTAGCGAATTCCATCATGGTGTATGGACGCTCGCGATTCTCGAGATGATGAGCCATGGCCTCGGCCGCTTTCAACGGTCCAGTTAATAACCAGTCCTTGACGTTCGTATTGAGCGGATAATAGATCTGAAACAAATCGTTTCGAGCATGCCGATCATTGACAAACTTCTCACGAGTAGATTCAACACCATTCTCGATCAGATGCGTCAGAGTCCCCCAGTGTTCATTGGTGAATGAGAAGACGAGCGTATACCAAAGAATGTCCTTCAGGTCAGTCATGGTACGCATCAGGTCACAGAAGGGATGCTCGTGCCAATGCAGTCTATGAGAGAAGATCTGATAATCCTCGGCCAGCAACTTGTCCTCACGCTTGTCGAATGCATGGCAGAACTCAAAGAACTTGTCGAGTCTCTGATCCAATGTCCAGCCGCGCATCCAACTATCTAAAGGCTTCTTGCCATCCTTGAGCGGGACAGTGAGGTCTGTACCTAGATATGTGATGTTGGTGTATTTCGTTCCGTCCTCAATGAAGTCTTCAAGTGTATTATTGTGCATCGTTCTTTTTCCAGTCTCGATATGAATCGGTATTGTCTATGATTGATTTATCATGAAGGATCGGATCGGTCCCCACGTTCCACATCAAGACGCGCCGACCGCTATTCTTTGGAATCCATTTCCAGACTTTTGCATCGTAAGAGTCGACAGTAGGAAATGGAGGCAGATTTTCTGGCTTCTCACTCTGAGGGAAATCAAGCGGTTCGCTGATAACATCGGCTCGTCCGAGTTCACCGGCTTTTAGGTTTCGGGCCACGGCAACGCATGTAAACTTGGCATTCGGCCAGGCAATCTGAAGCGCCCGGGATAATACTCCGGTCGAGATGGCCACGTAGACCTCATCCGGTTCAGGAATAGTCGAGGCAGCATGCACGATGGCTGCAGTAGCCAATTCGTGTTTCAGACCAAGAGGAATGAAGTATGCTCCATTGTCGGCTGCCCACTTCTTGGCGTATAGGTTTAGATTGGGCATGGCCGCGATTCGCTCAAAGATCACCTTGGCTCCTCGCTCGATGCAGCACGCCTGATGAACCGAGATGCGCTTGGAGCTTGGCATGAAGAGTACGATCTTCTTTTCAGGATGGCGCTGAGCGACATCACACAGAGATACACCGGCCAGACCCACACGTGGTTGGCAATATACCAACGTATCTGCCTTGACTTTCGACATCAGCAAATCGCCGGCTCGAGTCTTGGTTCCGACAGTCAGATCATCTCGAACCACCAAAACACCCTCGTGCTCCACTACCACAGGATTTGGGTTATATGGCACCCAACCTTCGCAGAGTGAAAGGTAGTATTCCTTTGCATCCTCTGGGCTCATGAGTCCAATATCTTTATTGAATCCGTCAATGACGTGTGTATCGTGCGACATGCTAGTATTCTACACTAAATATCTACGCTTGTAAATACTTTTTTACAATTTCATGATCTTTCTGGTATAAATAGTACTGTTCGCGGAATTGCCGTTCCCAACAGCTCTACAATCAAACATTAACCCCAATCGCAGCATGAAATTATTTATAGTCTACCTTATCACGTATCAAGGTAATAAGCTTCCTCCATTCTATATTGGCTCTACTTCTTTAGAGAAATTCAATAAAGGATATTCTGGATCAGTATCGTCCAAAGAATACAAAACTCTTTGGAAAACCGAATTGAGAAGTAACCCGCACCTATTTAAGAGAAGAATAGTTAGTTCATACTTTACTCCCGAGGAAGCAATATCTGCAGAATCTAGGTTTCATTACGTTCTTCGAGTGAATAGAAATCCGCTTTATGCAAATAAGTGCATAGCCGGAAATTCCCCTAGATCAATGGGATTCGTTGGTCATGGAGAGAATAACCCGATGTTTGGTCACGTCTATAGCGATGAAACCCGAGAAAAGATGCGAAACGCAAAACTTGGAAGTAAAGCTAAAGAAAGTACTAAAGAAATTTGGAGGAAAAATCGTAAAGGTCACTGGACCGGAGACAAAAATCCGACTAAAACAAATCTAACAATGTTAGGTAAAAAGCATTCTGAGGAATCTAAGAAGAAAATGTCAGAATTAGCAAAGGGCAAATATGCTGGAGATAAAAACCCAATGTATGGAAAGTCAGCAATGAAAGGAAGAAAACATTCTCCAGAAACAAAGGCGAGAATGGCAGAGGCTAGGAAAAAGTACTGGGAGAATAAGTCCAATCTGCATATTCAGGAAGTTGTTTCACCTTCCTTATGTACTGAATCTCAGTAAGACCAGCATTTTTGATAACTTGATCTTTGGTGTAAACCCCATCAAAGTCATTGAAACTTTTAACTAGACCCAAATCTAGCATGGCTTTTTGTCTTCCATATGGGTGAATAATCTTACTTGAATTCCATATTTTATCTGCATCCAAGTGATTATACGAATCGCCTGATTTGAAATAATTGGTGAGATACCTTATGAAGTCACAACAGACATCCTCGACGTTATATGGGAATCCACCTGTGTCGGCAAAAAGATTCATCATGATCTCGTCGACTAACTGCTCGGATTTCATCTTCGTCTTGGCCGTTGCCAGATATGAGATGCTTTGAATCGCGTTGCTACCGTAATAGAATAGCGATTCCTTATTCACGAACTGAGGAAACCAATCGGCGACATCTGCCACGATCGCGGCATACTGGAAATGGTACTGACGAAGATTGTTCTTAACGTTCCAGTTCAGCATGAATGAGCCAATCTCGCGAAGATCTTTCTTTCCTCCTTTGACTAAGAAATCTGCCAACTCTCTGGCTAAGCGAGGAGCAAATTCACAAAGGTAATAGTCTCCACCTTTCTTGTAGCCTTCGACTGGTTTAGGAAATGCCGGAAACTGATAGCCCACTGAGGTGTAGAATGAATTCTGCTCGTGACGAACGATGTCACACATCTTCTCGATGGTGTCGGCCCGATAGAGCTTAAAGAGAAGCGTATTGTGATAGCCACTCGGCTTCAAGGCATAGTTAATACCAGAACCGCATACCCGATGAAGGATGAAGACGTAGAGCCATTCGGCCAAACCAAAGACATCTTGCTTTCCGCTCCAGTTATTGGCAACCTCGACTCGCTGATCGAAGACTTGCCCGGCCTTCATCTTCTCCCAATAAGGGTGACTCTCACTCCAGCCATGAAAGCAATCATGAACGATCTGAGAGAAACCCGCATAGGCACGTTCTACTACGTCATACAACTCGACCTTCTCCATCAGGTCATCACCAATATTCGAATCGGCATGGCTAATCATGCCATAAGGAGCATGATCGCTAACGTTGCATTTCTCTTGCTGCTCTTTTGCCAAGGCATAGTAGCGTAAGAATTCGTCGTAGTATTCCGTCTTTTCGATCATATTATTCAGTGATATAGACCGCAGTCTCACGACCGCCACACTTGAAGTTAATAACTGCATCTTCGCCGGTCCAGCGAATTGCCGAGATTTGCTTCGAAGCTTCAGCGCTTGTTGGACGATTGAGAAAGTCACGACCTTCGACTTGGCCATCCATACCACCTCGGCAATACGAGACGATGAATGAGCAATAGTTGATCATGTCCTTGGCGCTATCCTCGACGCTTTCGAAGTTCGGGACATAAGAAGGATCATGTTCCATTGCAGCGATCACACTGCGAAGGCGAAGCATCTTGGCATGGACGATATCCAGCAAGGTCGAAACCCCGCGAGGATAATAGTCGGCTTGCTTAATGATGCTATGCGAGTTCTGATAATCGTTACCCTTCTTACGTTGAAGGTTGGCGCATTCGTCTAGTACCTTGATTGATTCCTTATCGTTTTCCATGTTGGGAGTATTTTATATTGTTTTGAGTAATTTGTACACATCTTTATGCATCGCCTAATGCTTTTTGTGCCATGCGCTGGGTCTCAAGATGCTCGTCTTGTTTGTCGATGAATTTTTGAATCAGATGAAAGTGGCAAGAATAGACATGAAGGCTACCTACTTGCCAAGTGATATCACCTGCGATCAGATCTCGACCAAGCTTTTGATTGTAATCGGCGACCAGCTTATCTAGCACAAATTTCTGCCAGGCATAGTCATTGCGATATCCGAAGATGACATCATTCGAACGCATCTGCACGACGCAATGAATCTTGCCATCGCGAATCAGGTATTGAACCGCATTGGTGCAGATGAAGTCGCTCATACCACCTTTGCACCAATCAGTGTGCATAGTAGGACGAGTGTAGATAGTGACTGCTCGACGAGAATTTGGGCTGACCACTAACTCGTTGAGGACAGAGAGATATTGCCCATGATTCTGCTTGCCAAAGACCAGATAGCCATAGTTTGAATTGATCACTCCATCCGGAGTAGCCACAGATTTCCAGATCTGAGGAACCTTGCCAGGAATATCATTGACATTCAAAGATTCCGACAGGTACCAATCCAATTCGTGCTGGATATACTCATGATTGAGTTCACCGAAGATTGCCGGAGCATCAGCCAAAAAGCTGGCACCTACCAGCTCGATGGTGCTGGTACCGGTTTTATCCTCGATAAGATTGCCCGAGCGAAGTTCGGAGATGAAGTGTTGCTGAATATCTTTTGTTGTCATGATCAGTGTGTGAAGATGTATTTGCGATTTTCGATGATGCCCTTCATGTAGAATTCATCCGAGCGATCCAGATTAGCATGAGCAGTTTTAGAGCCAATGAACAATACCTTGTGCTCGAGTTTTACTCTGCTGCCCTTTAGATATTCACTGCAATCATCGATGAACATCTTTGCGAGCTTGGATTCGGCGGAAATATCCCAGTTGATGTTGCCATCATCCTCGGCAACCACTTGACGCACGCGATCAAAGAGAAATTGTTGAAGTGGGCATTGTTGTTCTGGAGATTCTACCGAGAACATGTATTTTAGGCGTTTAAGGATTGGTATCATATCGGTGTTATTCTACTATATCTGGAGAAAAAGTAAATGCTTATTTTCTAAATTGTTCGGCCTGAGACAGACTTCTCATCTTTGTAGCGAGCTCATTCGAATTGACCTCATGAAGAAGGTTCATTTGCGAAATGGGCCAACCAAGCATATTCGTCATGGCATTCGTACGGTACCTGACGAAGTCTTTCCTCGACCCACATTCCCAGACCTTGATCTTTGGGGTCGAGTCATATTCTACGAAGATCAGACGATCGACGTTCATGCACTTATCGCGATTGGTCTGCTTATCCGCCTGGATTGAGAAGACATTCATGCCAGGATGACGATTCTGGGTCTTGACCTCGATCTGACACCCGTTAGCGTCGATCAGATCCTTGATGATGTCGAAGCGATCCTCAGAGATGATGGCATCTTCCAGATAGGCCACCAACTTTTCACCAATCTCTCCGAGCCGATGCTTGTTTGTAATTGGAGCACTCAATATATTATGTCATCACCGTTTGGATCGCCGAACTCTTCAAATTCACCAAACATTTCATCGATAGTTCGCGTATCAAATGTTTCATGCATCATGATGGTCTTGAAGGCATGCTTCCAATCATCCACAGTAGAAAAACGATTCAGAGACAGTTGAATCTCTTTATCGTCAAAGGTGTTGTTGACAGTGATTTTAATTTTATGATTCATATTAGGATTTATAGTTTTGAATTTCTACCAGATAGTCTACCAGATCAGCGATCTTTTCATCATCAAGAATAACCATATCAGCATAAGGTTTGCCCTTTAAGCATTGCCAGGCAAGAATGAGACGATTTTTGAATGAACGATTTTGCGGATCGGTTTTAAAGAATGAAATTTCTGTACCAAATCCCGGTTCATGTTCGATCCACATGCCCTCTGACTCACAGTCGCATTTGAAGAATTGACCTTTCATAGTTTTCCTTTATAGTTTAAAAATGTTACACATAATACACTGCAGATCATTACGACAGCTGCACAGATGATGGGGATGTCTTCGATCATTTTAGTAAGGCTTCGGTGATTCGTTGTGCATTCTCTTGAATCGATGGATATTCAAGAGAACTAAATTCTTTTCCGTGTTTCGCAATAAATGCTTTCCAATCCGCAAGAGCTTCAGGCGAAATAGGATTCTGTGATGGTCGAGCTTCAGAGGCTTCACGAATAATGTCCATGAGTTGATCTTCTTTTTCTCTCGCAGCAGCAGTAATTTCTGCCTTATGAGGATGCACTTGTTGACGAATTGAAGTAGATCCAGCAGCAACTCTTACAAGCCACCAACCTTCACGCAATCCGCCATAGGCCCAAGGATCATTATCCTGAACATATTTTCGACCAACTTTCTTATAGCGGATTTCATTCATTTTTTCGTATGCTCTTGTTTCTGCGTTCATATCTTATATTTTTATCAGTGTTACTTTTACGGATACATTTTACTGTGTTTGTCGGCATTGTCAAGAAGTTTTTTTGTCTTCTCGTTTTGAAGTTGCACCATCACTTTAAATTTTCGCAACTGTTCTGCCGGTGGTTGCAGAGATTCCCATGATGCTGGAATTGCTTCACCCAAAGAATATGCCGCTTCTCTCCAGCCATCACGTTCTTCAATCAACTCAGCTACAAGTTTAGCGCGTTCTTTCAAGTCAGGACGATCACTAACGATTTTCTTTAGTTTCACTTGATTGTCATGAGAAGCTTTCCAGCTATTACATTCACGTTCAAGTTTTAAGTTTGCCGCTTCAGCTTCAAGCATATTTTGCTCGCAGATGTTAGATACTCGTTCATATTGCCGAGCTAGAGCATTTGCTGCATCCCGCTCTTCTTTAAGCATTCCAATTTCTGCTCTGGATTTCACGCTATCAACAATAAGACATATCATGCCAATCGTGCAAACGATACCTGCAAAGGCAAAAAAGATAATGTCTGCTTTGTTCATAAGTTAGTGGTTAGTAAAAGTTAGGCATACATGAGGAACATGCGATCTTGCAGTTCGGCCGCATAACCACGAGCGATGCGGGCAATGGTGTCATCGGCAATGTTATGTTCGATCAAAATGTTAATGGCTTCGACAAACTCATGAAGCATCTCGATTGGAGGGATAGAGCTAAGATCCATGCGAGTGATGGCTTTGAATTCGGTGGCGAGGTAGTCAATTGGTGTTTTCATAATGTAGAGGAGAGGTTGCTTACGAGGTTATTCTACCATATCTGGGGCTAATGTACACATCTTTTTACGTAGAAAGTGAATTATTTTCACTTGCTCCCATAACTCGTTTGGTATAAATACTTGTACCATGAAACTCAGCTACATCTTTACCGTCCAAAACCAACTCCAGACCGACCACTGGCAGACAAAAAGCTTTGCCGAACACAAAGCTCTCTCCACTGCCTATGAAGGCCTCGGTGGACTCTTTGACAGCTTTATCGAGACCTACTTCGGCAAGAACGGTATCGATGCAGCTCCTACGGCTTGCACTGCGATCACTCATTCCTATAAGGGTGACTTGATTGGTCAATACACCAACACACGCGACGTGGTTGATGCATATCTCGGCGAATGCACCGGTGGCAGCTCGGACCTTGAAAACATTCGCGCCGATATCAAGGGTGAATTCAATCAACTCTTGTATCGCCTTCAACAGAAGTAATCAACGATGCTCGCTGATCTCAAGTTCAGCTAAGATCCTTCCACGGCATCCATTGCGCTCGGCAAGATAGTGCTGATGGAAGTGTCCACAATAGAGGCGACTGGGTTTTGATAGCTCCACTATCTTGCCTATGTCGTCTCTTTCTTTTGTGCAGTCGCGCCAGAGATATTCATCCTTGTCACACCAGCCGATGATGCCTTGCTTGTCGAAAGGACCCAACCAGGTCGGGGCAGAATGTGTGATGAGCACGTCACATTCGACGGCGAACTCCGGACGAAGGACGAACGGCTCATCCTCCCAATAAGCAACCAAAGGTTGCCGTATTTGACGATCAATAGAGATTGCGCCGCCTACGAATAGAAACTTTTCTCCGTTTATAAATTCGACATGGTAATCCGGAATCAGACGAAGGTTAGACCACTCGTGAATCTCATCATTGAAGAAGCCAGGGTCGTCATGATTTCCCCGAATCGAGAGGAACTGGATATCGCGCTTCGAGAAAAACTCATTGGCAATTTCAAGGCAACGCATCTCCTTGGAGTAGCTGTCCTTAAAGCCGATGCCTAAATCTCCGACGCAGATCAGGTAACAGCCAGAGATTTCGGCGGTATTGATTCTGCGAAACATGGCATCCCAATTGCCATGCACATCTCCGAGCATATAGACTGGTTTATTCAAGGAATTCTGCATAGTGTACTGTGTTTTTTGAACGACCTCTTTGTTTTTCTGCCAGTTGAGCGATAGTTAATGGATCATCAATGTATGCGCGAGTGCGATAGCTGCCCATAAAATCATATACCCAAAGTTGGTTCTTACCGATAGGATACATAAACGCTACAACAGCGTGTCCTTTCGCTTTACCATCTACATCATCAGTATATCCATACACTACTACCTTACTCCACTTACATTTAGATTCTTTAAGACCTTCACGAAAAGCAATTGCAGTGGGAAGACAATCATTAGCGCCCTGCCACTCCATCCACTTTTGCGGATTGCTTGGTAGTGTACTACACGAGGCATGGATAAGAGCAACTAATGATAGTAGTAATTTTTTCATTGCTATATTTAAAATATTATGTCCAAAGATATTTACGATTCTTAATAATAATCTCCATTGTAAGAGTATCAGTGTCTTCTATTTGTTTATTTATGCGTATATTTTCCGCATATGCCTCTGCAAAAGACATACCATATCTCTCTTCACAAGAAAGCATACGTTTAAGACCACTGCCATCTTCAGACGGCACAAGCCATTCTGAATGAGGCTTTATTGGCGTAGGATGCGATTCATCTTCTTGCTTTTCCAATTTGGGACGTTCATTCTTAATGTAGTGATAAGCGGTCCAAAGTTGATTTCTGACTTCAGAACGTTCATTCTTGTATTCTTCGCTAATATATCCTTTTGCAAGATCATCAGCATAAAGCTCGTCACTCCAGATAGAATCTAACCCCTTCTCAACTTCAATAAAATGAACTAATATCTCAAATAAAACAATATCAATTAATCCATATGAGTCATAGTAATTATTGCCTATTTTTTTGAATAGCCATTTACTTTTAGGAAAGAAATAGTCGCGGATATTCCATTTTAATTCGCGCCAAAAATATCGATGAGTAAGTAGTTTGACTTTCATAATTTAATGTATACATATTGCTTGACAATCAAATGGATCAGAGTCGACATGAACAATTTCGTGTTTACCATAATACCATTCGGTATATACGTCAAGTTTAATTTTTAAGTCAACCGCATCTTTTGCTTCATCGACACCACCTTCATAGCCACCAATGATAACCATAAGCTCAGGATCGTAAGACTGTAGTTTTTCAATCAACTGTTTGACTTTCATAAGTTAGCTTTACAATGTTCTTCGTGATGATAGTCCCAATATTCTCCGCAATCAGGGAAACACATTAAAGGATTTACTTTGTCAGGAAAAACTTTGTTGAGCAGCTTGCTATCGATCACCGCTTGCAAATCCTCAATCTTCATCTTGAGTGCAAGATTCTCTTCGATCAGCAACTCAGGTTGATACTCATCGTCAGCCAACTGACCTAGCGCTTGTTGTGCGATCAGTTTGCAGGTCTCAGATTTGCGTGGACGTTTGACGATTTCTTCCAAAGCGGCTTTGTACTGGTCTCGTTCACTTTCAATACTTGTGATGTCCTTTGCTGATTTGGATTTCAACAAATAATTCAACATCTGAGCAGGTTTAAGATCTTTCTTTACTCCAAAACCAGCATAGTATTCATAGCATGTTTTGATCTCTTCTTGGAGTGCTTCAAGATCTTCTCTATCTCCCCAAGCCTCAATCTTAGCCTTATCAGCTATAGCAATTAATAAAGCGATATTATCAAGGATGTAACCAGCATCAGGATGATCAAAGAAGTTGGGCATTGATTGAGAAATCAATTCATTGGCTTCATCTTGTTGACTTTCAAGTAGAGCATGTTCTCTAACATAATACTTAACACGATCAGGAATGTTCTCATATGTATGAGTAGTGATATTGCTTACAGGAAGTTCAAAGAGAATTTTATCAAGAATTTCTTGTTGCCTTTTGACAGCAAAAGACTTTACATCACCAGTCTTTATGTAACAATCAAGTTCGTTTCGAAGTTTCTCATTCTCTTCTGTGAGTCTTTTAATATTAAATCTATCACCATTGACAGTCGCCTGTAATGCATTAATTTCTCTTTGATACCAAAGGCAGTCTCCTTCATATTGATCGATAGTTTTTGTCATAGTAGATTCGGTTGGTTGTTTTTCAAAGCAGGTCATACACGTATCATATATTTCAGTGAAGAGTGTGTCATTGCAGTGTTTACAGTGTTTCATAATTTAAACCAAGTAATAGTAAGTGTTTTAAGTAAAAGATAGCAGATAATTGGTCCTACAACCAATCCTGCAATGAATGAAATAATTAGTGATAACATATTATTGTATCGGTGTTCCCTTTATTTTTTCTTTCTCATTTAAAATAATATACTTTCTTAAAGTACGAATTTCTCTAATTAAATCTGATAGCATATTATAAGGTTTATCTTTCCATCTATGCCCATCACTTGCAAATGGTTCATCACCGCACACATTATTCCAAAACGCTTGACGAACCAATGACGGAATATCAATGGGATAAGCGATGATGTGTTTGATACCTTCTGCCATTTCATCATCACGTTTATGATTTTCAAGATTGCCTACAGGAAGTTCAAAGAGAGTCTTACCGGGAATACCTTTTAGTTTGCCCATTTTTATGATATGTTGAGATTCTCTTTTATAAAGATCATCTAAATCTTCACTCATATGACGATTAGACATTTTCAGGCTTTTAATTTCTTTTTGATAGTCTTCGATAGTTTTTGTCATAGTAGATTCGGTTGGTTGTTTTTCAAAGCAGGTCATACATGTATCATATACTTCAGTGAAAAGGGTGTCGTTCATGGTTTCAGTTTTGGTTGGATTTGTCAGCGCGTTGAACTCCGCCTCGGTCAGATACTCACCATTGATATACCATGCTTCGTAG